TGGGACGGTCTGGGCGCAGATGCAGGCATTTGCACAGGCTGCGGCCCGCCTTGACCCTGCATGTAAGGGATCGGCTGTTGTGGTCTTGGTGCGGGCGTTTGTGGCTGTGTTGGCGCTGGCGTTTGTGGCTGTTGAGGCTGTGTTGGCGCTGGCTGATTACCGCCTTGGCTGCGGTTCTCGTTGCGTCCAAATTGGCTGTAGTGGAACTGGCCAAACTGTTCAGGGGTATATCTGTCGCTTACGCCGCCAATATTGGAATTGTACGCCGCCGCAACATCGGGATTACTTTGCAGATATGCGCTCCAGTTATTCGGCGCCGGATTGCCTTGCTGTGGCTGGGCCTGCGGAGGCTGCTGCTGTGGAGGCTGCTGCTGTGGCGGCGGCGCGGCAGGTGTTTGACCGGGCTGCGTTTCCTGTAATCCAGGTGCTCCCATGTTGAATTGCGGATTTCCGCCCGGTTCAGATGCTTCTGACCAGAAGTTTGCAGGTGGGGCCATATTGGCCTTGATATTCGGGCCTGTGCCTGACGCGGGCGCTCCACCAAAGCCAACAGCATCCCCGTTTTGCAGGTTGCGGAGCGCTTCAGGGCTGACCCCGTTTGCAAGTAGCTGCTGAATATTCAACATGTCTCTATCCTATCCACGCATAATCGAAAGTTCTGTCAGTCTGCGCATTTGACGCGTGCGCAAGCGTAAATGACCCATTTGCTTTGGCTGACACGTAAAGCGTTCCCGCACCCATTTCCGCCGCCGCATTTGCGGTCGTCGGTGTCATTGTAATTGTACTATACACACTTACCGCCAAGCCCGATGTGGCCACTACGGTTTGCGCCGTCGAAGCTGTCAACGTTAGGCTGCCATAATTGTCCGTTCGTCCGCTAATCGATTGATTAATCGCTGTCGCTATCCGGCGCGGATCTGTCTCGTCCGGGCGAACCTTTTGACTACGCTTCTCCGTCATCTTCTGCCAAGACCTCTATGCCTGTATAATCGTTCCATGAGTCCGCGGCGGGCGTCGCCAGCTTGAACCTGTGATACCTGCCAGAACTATCAGCGCTCGCGTGTCCTGTCGTCTCAAGGGCTTGCGCTGTGGCATATGATACCGTTGCCCCCAATCGTTCGCGGCCGCTGGTCGCCACTGTGGCGCTTTCACTGTCAACCATCGGTTCAACACCGTGCACATAGGCGCGCCGTTTCGGGCTGAACTCAAAGTCCGCAGTCTCGATCTCACTCGCCAGCGTCGATCCGGCGAAGATATTATAGGTAAAATCGGTCGCAAACGCCCCAAATCGCGGCGTCCCACCCGTCAACAAGGGGTCATCCAGAGGGATGTCGAACGTGTCGATATTGGTCGTTAGCGTGTCCAGATCCTCAAGTGTGTATCCAAGACCCAATGAGAGTAACAGCAGGTCCATCGTGATGCGGGCATATGACCAGCGTTTGGCTACCCAGTTATATATGATGAGCGTGTCCGGCGTATTATCGGCGGATGCTGTTGAGGCGTAAGACCAGAACACAATCGTGTTTGCAGGGTCAACCGCAGACGTCATCCGAAATAGCGAATCCAACTTCATATCGCTCAAGAACCAGAGGCTTGTTTTTTCAGAACTGATCGGCGCGACCTGATCGCCTGACAGACTATAAAAACCATCGTCCGTTAGGAAAAACACCACACGGCCATGCTGCGCAATCGAGCCGGGCGTCAGACAGCCATGCGACTCGCTCACCACATCTATCTGCATGATAACAGGCGGGCCGACATACTGCATTCGTGACACTTTGCTCTGCTGGAAGATGTAGAGCACATCGGTGCTTGCAAAGCCCTGCACAAAGCCACCATCAGGAAATCGCTGGAAGTCGCTTTGGTTCGTGCCTGCCGTCCAGCTTTCAGGGTCATCAATCGCAGACCAGTAAATTTCAAAGGGGCTGTTATCTGTATACCCAAGCACTACAAAGTCACCAAAGGTCGTAATGTGCTTGGCGTTAGGCGGGGTGCCACCTGCATCCTCGAACTGGCTACCGGATGACATGGTTGCGATCTGCAATTCATCGTCAAAATTGGTTGCTAGCACCTTGTCTCCGAATTGAGCAAACTTCCATGTTGCTGTCTCTGACGTAGCATATGCGCCGCCGACGGTGCGTGTGCGGGCTGTCCATGTGCCATCAGTCTGCAACTCATTCAGGCTCGTTTCATCGCCGGAGAAGACATGCACGTTAGCCCCTGAATCGCGGAACGTGCCAGCGCCGCGCGGTCTGCTGGTCAATGCCACACTGATTGGGGACAAACCCCTAAGCGGCCCGTAACTGCGCAGCTTCGGAATGACGTTCTTAGCGCTGCGAAGATCAGGCCCTGTTATGATGGGCTGGTCTGGCAGCCATTCACCTAGCGGAATCAATAGATTGACTCCGGCATCATGGTCAGCTGATCGCCTGCATATTCATGGTCACGCGACTCGCCGTTCAGCGAATTGACCGCACTTGCAAACAGCGCGCCATAGTTCTGCGCATACGATAGCTGCCGGATATGGCTGTAAGCCTCAAACAGCGCGCCATAAAGATACGCGTGCGGCGCCTTGGTAAACAGGATATTGGTGTCGCTGTCGTCCGTCATCTGGTCTAGTGACGTGTAATAGTTGAACTTCACGTCATCTGACGAGTATGGCGCGACCAGCAGGGTAGAGGCTTTCAGAGTGTAGAACTTCGGAACACCTGCTTGACCCTCCAGCGCGTTTCGATACCAGCGCTCCAGAGGCAGAAACGTCAATGCGGTGGTGCAAGCGTCGTCCACATACAGGCTCTTGCGTTGCAGGTAATCGCTAGGCAACGCCACAGACCCAGCAGCAAGCGTCAACGTCGCCTCGGTCAACATGTCATCGATGCGCAATGGCTCAAGCCCTAGCACCTTGTCGCCGCGCATCATCTTGCTGTGTGCAATGGTAATGAAATCGGGAATCAAAGCGGTCATGTTCGAGCGGCTCAATCGGGTCGAAATCGCTGTTTTCAACGTGCCGTAATTTGTTAACGCCATTCGCGGTCAATCCAATCGTGGTCAAGTTGGTGCGGCTTTTCTTCGCCGTGGAAATACACAATGCGCGCGTCATCAAGTCCATACGCCTTCACATGGCCCTTATAGCTGACGACTTGGCCGGGGAATATGTCGTCAATCACTTCGACGTCCAGACCCCTGATATAGTCCATGTCATTCTCGCCCTCGTGGGCTTCATATATCCAGCCATTGCCTCCCGGCACAAGCACCACACCATTACAAACCAGTTTCGGGAAAAACGGATCACGCGGCGCGGCTATCTTGCCGGCAGTCAGGCAGTATTCTATCAACTGATCGACGTCGCCCGTCACAATCGTATCAAGCCCGCAAATAATGCTCGGCTCGTTCAGCTTGAACGGCTCAATAAGCGCACCGTAGCCAAGCGGCCCTTCAAGCCGTTCCTGGCGTATCGGTTCAGCAAATGTGCGCTCCTTGTCAGTAAAGCACACAAAATCAAGATCATAAGAGCTATGGCGAGAAAAACCCCGATAAAGACGGTCAACCCAACCCTCATCGTACATCCGAGAAAATGGAAAGCTCTGCTCGTTAGGCTCCCAAAGGCAAGCGCATATTGTAACATCAGGCTGCATCCTTCAGGCCCTCTGTAAACTTGCAATAGTTGTGCTTGTAGGCCGCGAACCGATCAACGGTTTCAACGTCCTGTTCAAGCGTCATAGGCTTGCGATAAGTCCCGGCTTCAATTGCGCCGCTGGTCGCCGTAAACAGCTTCTCGCCTATCATGTCGATCTGCGCCCACATCATGCGGTTGTAGATGTCAGCAAACGAGTCATTAGGGTAAACCGACACAATCTGCTCGTGTAGTAATTCGCCCCGGTCAATACGCTCATCGATCACATGCGCGGTTATCGCTTGCGGCAAGTCGTCATGGACAGCCCATTTCAGCGTATCAAGCCCGCGATTATGTGGCAGCGTGCCGGGGTGCAGGTTCACGATTGGCGTTCCAGTGTTCAAGATACGTGGTTTCAGGATGCGTGCGCCCAGCACCAGGCCATGATCGGCCTCGGCTGTAATCATCTCTGCCATGTCTGAGTCGTGGTCGTGGGCATAGTAGCGATACCCAAGCGCCTTGCATGTCTCTGCCGGGTGGTGAGCATCGCGCATGTCTGCGGTCCGAAACTGGAAGCGACTCTCTTTGATGTTGAGGCGGCGCCAAGGTGCGCCGACTGCAATCACATCGTCATAGCCTGCACGCTTGAGCGCAAATAGACCTTGAGCTGATTTGAAGTGCGGGAAGTCGTAGACGTATGCAATAATCACCCCTAGCTCCCCTGCTCTAGTCTCTGCTGTTCAAGCTGGCGTCTGCGAAGCTCTGCCGCCTGTGTGAATAGGTCCGCGCCCTGTTGCTGGGCCTGCATGATCTGTTCTTGTGGCGGCCCCACGGGCGTCTGACTGCCCCAGTTCGACGGCGCTCGCCCCATAAGTCCGCTTATATCAAAGCCGCCGCGTGCGGCCCGCTCTGCGCTTCGCTGCTCTTCATATTCGTAAGCATCACGCTCACGCTGTGACAGCATCGCCTTGGCCTCTTCGGGCCAGTCACGATAGTTCGCGCCGCTTGCGCGCATTCCCAGGTGCAGTGGCAGCTTGGGGACTGGTCCGGCCTGACTCTCGGCCAACCGCATAAACACATCTTCTCTAACGCTCGGCTTAGGCATTACAGCCCCTCCCTAATATCACGGGCACATCGCGCAACCACAGGCATCCAGTTTCCCGTTTCTTTCTTGCGGTATGTCCGCACGTCCTGCCAGACCCAAGCATCTTCTGCCGCCTCTGCGAACCTCCAGGGCGGGTTGTGGCTTACAAGGGCCTTCAATGGTGTG